CTTAAGCCACGGAGTAGACAGTCATAAGTTTGAAATTTTAGAGCGGTGCAGCAAGGAGGTGCTAAACGAGAGAGAGCGATATTATATTAAGAAGTATGACACATTTGATACTGAACACGGATTAAATTTAACCAAAGGAGGAGATAGCAAGGTAGTATTTAGTAAAAAAACTTTGCAAAAAATGAGTGAAGCCAAAAAAGGGGTGAGACCTAAACATCTAATCGGCTACAAACATAGCAAGGAAACAAGGGATATTTTAAGAAAGAAGTCGATGGGCAATAAGAATTGGCTGGGGAAACATCATTCAGAGGAGACTAAAGAAAAATTAAGACAGGCAAATTTAGGGAAAAAAGCATCTAAGGAAACTCGAGAGAAAATATCCAAAGCATCGAAAGGGAGGAAATACCCGCCTGAATTTGGGAAAAGAGCGAGTTTAGCTCAAATGGGGACTAAGCCAAAAGGCCCAACATCCTCTAAATTTTATGGAGTCTGCTACAAGAGCACAATAAATCGATGGGTAGCTCGGATAACTCTTTTCAGGAAACGAATCCATATCGGCTCTTTTAAAACAGAGATAGAGGCTGCAAAAGCATATGATAACTTTGTTAAAGAGAATATCCCTTATAAAATACCTTTAAATTTCGAGTAGTATTTAACTAAATAACTCCACAATATTAATCACCAAGTAATTTGCGACCAAAGTATGCACGTAATCGGTCCAAAAAGCGCTGTTTTTGTTAATAATATTTAAATTCCGCACTTTTATACGAAAATAGTTGTATAAAAATTTGGTATATTGAGTAGGATGATTTATCTTTGTAATAACAAGTTGAAACAATAACAATTTTAAAAAAGCAAGGTTATGAGAACAGTGGAACTCAAGAATGATGGCAGCAAGCTGGCAAAGCAGCTGCTCCGGCTGGTGGATTTTTCGAGAGGAAATAACTTCCAAGACACCCACATCAGGGTAGTATTGGATGATGATGAAGTAATCGTTAGCACGTTTTGTGCTAATGAACATGGAAGAGCCTGGTGTAATCAAAACCACACCAGGGTCGAAAGAAAAGACATCCCCTTTTTTGCTGCCAAAAAGCTGGGGATGGTGTAACAATGGCCTGTCCGCTTTTTGCGGGCAGGCTTTTCGTGTTTAGCAAAGGAACAATAACAACTAAAAAACAAGAGCGATGAAAACAAAACAATCAAAACAGAGCAGATATGACAGACAGGCAAATCTTATGATCGCAGTGGCTGTAATTGCAGGTGTTTATTTTGTGGTGTGGGCTTTAATCGGACTGGCATTATGAAACTAATTGACATCCCCGAAATAGACGAGACCGGCACGTATTACATCCTGACGGATGAGATTGATCCGGAAACAGGCGACAACGTGGAAGTAGAATTTTTCGTAGATATCGTGACGAGGTGGACAACATCAACGTATGATGATATGCCTCCCGAAAGCAGGATGACATACGCATTTGTCAATGCAGAATGTCAGAGTGATTATTTTACGGCAAAGGAGCGGTCGGAATTGGAGGAGCAGCTGGAGAAAAGCATCTATGATAGATATGAGTGGTATTAAATTATAAACAATAAACATGAGTGGTATTATGGAAACAAAAAACAAAGGTGTTAATGCAGTTAATGCAGAGACAAAAGAAGTGATAGCGATGCTATCCCGCAAGCTGGGTGTTGACATCACGGACAAATCACGGAAGAGGGATGTAACAACGGCACGGTTTGTGGCTTTTCATTGGCTAAGGGAGAACGGCTACACGTGCGTTGAGGTAGGCGATATGTTCGGGGTGCACCATAGCACGGTCAGCTACGGGGTGAGGGTGATAGAGGACTTCCTCTCGATCGGTGACAAGATGGTACGGGAGGTGTACGACAAGTTGATGTTTTGAGATGTGAGTGATTCGGTGAATGCCTCCCACGCTTCCACAGATGCCGAAATTCGTATTTAAATGGACTGGGTGGTATGTAGGTATCCGGAAGAGAAAATAATTGATTAGAACGCAAATAAACGATTAAATAGAGATTGAGGAGATGAAAACAGCAGCAGAAGAAATACTTGTTGCGATCACAGAGATCATTAACGAGAAGAAGCGACAGCGCATACACCCACCGATCGCCACCATTCGCGAGGTAGTAGACAGGACCGAGATGCAACTACCGGACGTGAACTGCGACATCGACAAGCTAATAAAGGCGGGACGCGTCCGGAGCATCTCAACTATAAACAGCTGGGGCTTCGAGCTCATAACAAATTAGAATAAAATCTGCCTGTTCACAAGAAACAGCCAAAAATTAGAATAAAATGAAAACAGAACCGACAGAAGCATTGAAAGAAATTAAACACTGCACGTGGACCGCAGATGATTTTAACATCAGCGATGGACTTGAAGGTTACGAAGTGGTTGATAAGGATGATGCTATCAATATAGCCAATATAGCATTCAAAGAAGGTCAATCCTCCCCGAAAATAAAGCAGTTGGAATGGGTAGAAGTATGGGAGGGGTATGAGGATGCAAAGACACCATTTGGGCACTATGTTGTTAGACCATCAATTGACAATAAAGAATCCCGAATGATTAACCCGAGAAAAATAACACAGTCCTATTCAACGCTAAGCGAAGCCAAATCAGCAGCACAGGCTGATTTTGAAAAAAGAGTAATGGAGTGTTTGGACTTAAAGGCACAGCAGAAACAAGCCTTAATTGATATGATGAGGTGGGATGAGGAAATCGGGTTATATGACGATAACCCAAAAAATCACTGATATGAGCGATAGCGCTGAGTGTAACAGGTCGTTTTAATTCCTGTTACATATTGTTGTGGTGAGTACGGATTATTAACAGATAAATTAGATTGAAATGATACAAGACAAATTAGAAAATCAAATTCATAACGTGATTATGGAAACGGCAAGAGAGCCTAAACTTATTGTAATGCACCCACAAACATGGGTTGACCTTGTAAAAGAAGTTACTGGCAAAGATGGGATGGCAATAAATAGATACGACCCAAATATGAAGTATAGAGGGATTAAGGTGCTTAGAAGTTTGGATTTGTTGGAGGGTGAGTTTGAGATGTAGTATTCACCACAACGTCCTGCGGTTTTGCTGTCGGGCGTGACTTTTGAAAACGAATTTATCAACTTAACAAAAACAAAACATGGAACACGAAGCTTTAAAAAACCAAGATGCCCCCGCCTGCGGCAAAACCACTGTTAGTGGATGGGTGGCTGTAACGGACGCCCTTCCAAAACCACTACAAACTGTTTGGCTTACAAATGGAAAAGGGTGGGTTTGCTTAGGATGCCTTGTCGAAGATGCTGAAGGATGGCATTGGGCAGAAAGCAACGGAGTAATTTATATTGAAAATGGAGAAATAGTGTCAGAGTGTGAAAGTGACGATTTAGATGTCAATTTTTGGCACGAACTTCCTAAGCCACCTTGCCGCTAACATCGGACGAGTGTATGGGCAGTAATACTACGGATTTAATAACTAAAATTTAAAATAAAATGGCTTACAAAATTGAGAACGAAAAAGTTAAAGATTTCTTTGAGGTGGTTGATGACCTTGAAAAACTATTGACAGATAGAATAAGTGATTTGCACGAAGTAAAAGGAGGCGTGCAAGCAAGACACGCATACATATTGTACAGAAAACTGCTTTGGGAAGCGAAATACTTAATGAGAGATAACCTCAAAGAAATTAAGCCGAAAAGTAAGTAGTGTTATTACTTATACACATTGTTGTAAAGATGAAAAAGAGTGAATTAATTAAATGGCTTGAGCTATACAACGATGACTTACCAGTAAAGGTTGATACTTCTGAGGGATTGTTTGAACCAACAGCGATAAAAAAGGATGGTAATGTATTAGTATTGTATAACACTTACGATCTAACTGGAGAAGAGTTAATGTATCATAATGTGACCAATGCAATTGTAGCAAACAAAGAATCATCTAATATAATAGGTCGGCTTGAGCCGGAAGGGTGCGAGAATTTTATCGAGAAGGAGAAAATTGAATCTAAAAATAAGAAGAAATGAAAATGAAGAAAGTAAAAAAGATTATCGGATGGACTATATTGGCGGCCATATTTGTTGGAATATTGTCAGTACCTATCATTGAAATGGGATGGAGAAATGGGTTGATTATATGTGCTATTATATTAGCATTATTTGGAATATATATTTGGGCTATGGATGCTATAACGGAGGATTGATATGATACAACACAAGGCAAAAAAGTGGTTTCAGAACGACACATCGCAGACGGAGAGTGTATGGATTGGGTATGTGCCAAAAACGTTGGATGATTGCGAGAGATTGACAAAAAGCGAAACCGAATCAATCCTCTCCGAAGCGGAGCGAATTGTGAACGGTGAGAGGCAGGCGGATTATTCAGACCCTGTGGAGAATTTCAAGCATATATCAGCAATTGCATCGGCGATTATGGGGAAGAGTGTCACGGCTGAAGAATGTTGCATCGTGATGATGGCTGTTAAACTTGCGAGGGAGAACTACAAGCACAAGCGGGATAATCTTGTCGATTTGGCGGGGTATGTGGAGATATTGCATAGAATCAAAGAGAGTGAGGTGTCAAGATGAAAAAAGAGGAACGAAAGTTAGAGATCGAGTGCTGCAACATCGCACGGAAATTTGGATTGGCAGCGGTCAAGTTGGAGAAGAACGGAAACACGGGGATCCCCGATTACTTGTTCATCAAAAGAGGTGGCCGGTCGCTGTATGTGGAGTTTAAGAGGCCGGGTGGTGGTGTGATATCAGCGGAGCAACGGTTTTGGGCTGATTTTTTAGGGGATAGTCACGTGTTCGTTGATAGCGTGGAAGGATTTGCAAATGTGATAGGGGAGTTTTTTGATTTGTGGGATAAGAGATAATTAGCTATATTTGTAAGATTTGTAAGATTTGTAAGATTTGCAAAAACTGTTTTCATGACTTTTTTATCGGGATGGGTGGCCTGCGATAGGTCGCTCATCTTTTTGTGGTCCTGGTGGTCCTGGTGATGATGCAGGTCGGTTGCTTTGTGTGTCAGAGATAATTTAGTTGATTTTTGCCTATTCCGTTCTATATCAAAGGTTTGTTTGTTTTTCTGCCTTGAAAATGCCTATAAAAAAGCAATAAATTATTATGTAATTATAATCAACAAAATAAAAATAATGTTAAAATAATCAGGTAACTACTTAAAACACAGTTATATATATATATTATTATTATATTATTTTAAAAATA